TGTAACTTAAACAAATCATCATGAGCCCATAAAACTTCTTCTTTTGTTGCAGCCTCATGGTCTTGCACAATGTTTTTGTTTAGATACAGTCCAATGAGACCTCTAACAGTTCGCTTGTTTTCCTCTTCAAGCATAAGCATTCCAACCTTTTGTTTGTGCATATGAAGGTGTAATGCAAACTCAGTAATTAACGTAGATTTACCCACGCCACTTCCGGCACATATCGTGACCAAAGTAGACGGACGAATGCCTCTTGTTAGTTCGTTAAGTTTTGAGTAGGGGTAAGTAACTAACGAGTGTTCATCAGTCTCAGTGATGATGTCTCGCAGTTCTGTTGTAGAGACAATACCATCAGGTCTCCAGTCTTTTGCTCTCCAGATGGCATTGACTATTTCAGCCTCACCTCCTGCCTGTAGAGCTTCGTTAGGGTCTTTGTAACCACTAAGCTTTGCTATCTTGCATTTGCCGATAGGAAGGCTCTCAGCACACTCTAATGCAGCCTTTTGACCTGCTTCGTCTGAGTCAAACATCAAGATGATTTCTTCAAAGCCATCTAGAAAGTCCCAGGCCTTCAGAAGAGCCTTCTTAGCCGATTGCGCTCCATTTGGGACTGACACTACAGGCCACTTGTTGTTTTGAGCCTGAGACACTGAGAGGCAGTCTAAGGCACCTTCTGTAACTACAAGCTTTCTACCTGTAGTCCACAAGTGTTGACCAAAGAGACACATGTGTATTGCATCGCCTAAGACAGTAAAGTTCTTGTCTTGGTCTCTTGTCTTTTGAACTCTGATTTCACCGTTGTCATCACGGTAGTTTTCAATCTGTACTGGTCTTCCTTGGTACTCTCCGACTTGATAGTCATACTTGCGACATGTGTCTTCGCGGATGCCTCTAGCAACTAAGTCAGCGTAGTCCCCTTGTATTAAATCTTTGTGTAGTTTCTTTGGTTTCGTGGATGCAACAACTTCTACGTCATCACCTGGCGTAAACAATTGGCATCCAAAACAATAGGTATGGCCATCGTCATAGATAGCAGCGTTATCTTTTGAGCCACAACTCTCGCAACTCACATGCATTACAAATGCAGACTCATTGTGAGTCTCTTGAATTGATAACATTTGATTTCCCTCAAACGAAAAAAAGGGCCACCCCCATTTCTGAGGATGACCCTTAGCTCTCCTTAACTACTCTCGTAGCCACTCATCAGGAATCGTTTTGTGGGCATAGACAAACCCCTGCTTATCACAGAAGGATGCATATGTCGTTTTCGACCCCTTGTAGAGTTTGGTGTTGCAATTACTAAATACAAACCGTATGTCAATCTCTGGGTGCTGCTTGCGAATTAAGACGTGCTTCTGTCTGTCCTTCACGTTCCAGATACCTTTTGTCTCGACATAAAAAAAGCCACCATCTTTCTTAGGCAGCTTAAAGTCGGGGGTGTACTTGTGATTGCTTTCTGGTATTACATAGAGAATCTTGTCAGTCTCATAGATAACCTCAAGACCTGCAGCTTTAATCTGACCTGCTGCTATGTCTTCAAGACCACTTCGATAACCATGCTTGATACCACGTTGTCGCTTAGAAACGGTCTGCCGACTGCGCTTCTTCCGTTGTCTCTGGGGCATCGAAAGTATCCTGTAGTATGTCATCTGCTACAAAACCGCCCTCAACGGAATCAAACCCATCACCGTTAGTCTCACCACTGGACACAGGGTCAATGACCTGGACCTTGGTTAACTGTAAGGTGATGCCCTTAGAACCACTGACACTGTAAGGTGCAATGAATCCTCCGACCTTGATTACTGAGCCACCCCAAATCTTAGGGACTTGCTCTCCAACTAAGTTCTGACCAGTAGAGTCAAAGAAGTTGGGTACATATTTACTTTTAGTAATAAACACAGTCTCACCAGTGTCTTCGTCACTCTTAAATGGCATACGAGCCTTTTTCCAGTCTCCACCGAACTCTGTCTCTGCAACCTTCTCTATCATCTTAACTAAGGCAGAAGCATCGTCTGCAATAAGATTGGTCTTGTACTTTGGCTCATTACCAAAGGCAGTGTCAGGCTGGTTTAACCATGGATACTGGGCGCGACCTTTGCCGCTGGTGAATTTAACTCGATTAGTTTGAGCCATTAGTTTCTCCTTTTGTTTAAGTTTTAGTGTTTACAATTGATAATAGAAAACGCTCTCCCAGGGTTACTGGGAGGTCACGATTTAAGTTGACGATTGTTCTCTAATAGGTGGACACTTCTCGTGCCCAGGTACTAACTAAAGCAATATTCTGACTCTATGACTTGCTCTAGATTGAGGTTGCCTTTAGGTGGAATCTCTAAGTCATCTAGCTTTTTGATACCTTCGTCAGACAACTGTTTCTTAGATTGCCTCCAAAACTCAGAGTAAAGACAATAGTCTGAATACATGTCAGCAAAAGTATGACGGACAGACTCATACATTACTTCGCTCTCTGCAGGTGTTGTTCCAAAAGAGTCATGAATCAAAAAGAAGTTAGTTACTCCTTGTTTCTTAGCGTCTAACACAGTCTTCAACAAGTGAGATGAATCCATAGAGTGAATGACGTTAGGTGCTATAGAGCTTTTAGACTTCTTCTTGTCTACCTTTGACTTTGGACTCTTGGACCTGAAGGTTGCTTGAGTTCTTTTGTTGATACCTGCTTCTCTGTCGAACAAGAAGATTTTTACCTTCTTAACATCCCAGTGGGTATACCGCTGACACATTGGAAACCCTATTGGATTGTCAAAGCGTAAGTGTTTACCTTCGTGAGCTAAGGCACCTGCAATCTTCTGAAAGAAAGACATACCACCTGCTGCACTACTAATGACTTGCTTGACTGATGAGTAGTTAATCGTAGCTAAGAATCTAGCAGCTTGACTATGAGACCAAGTGTCTTCACCAAAAGGATGTACAAAGGGTTTACCAGTGGTTCCATCAAGTTCTTTCTTGATGACCTTGTCAGACAGCTTCTTCATGATGTCTTCGATGAGTTGGTCACCAAATCCCCAGGCATCACTAGAGTAACCGTAGGTCATGGTGTTTCTTTTAACGGTGCTTCGGTCTACCCCATAGGCTAACCATTGTTTTGCAAAGATAATCCTGGAGGCTCTTACTTGTTGTACCGTCTTAATGACCTTACCACTCTTGTCTTTGATTTCCTTAAGGTAAGGTTCTTCAAAGGATGGGTCAGCAATTTGCTTAAGACGTGCATTAGTTACTTTTGCTACTGCAGCATATACATCTTGAGGTTTATCACTAGGCATCAAGTTAACCAGGGCACCATCGTCTTCATTGAGTGATGCTGCAGCATAGTGCTGTACGCCACTGTTAGTTCCATCCAAAGAACACGGTAGTCCACACATGTATTCCTCACCGACTACTCGACAATCCATGTAGTTTGCATACTCATGGCATGCTGCAAGGAATTGAAACGGTTTGTCAGCTTTAGACCAAATCTTGAAGGTACCTATGAAGTCTCGACCAATGGCATAAACAAGGCGTTCTCTTCGTTGAACAAACGCCACTCTAGTGTCTAAAGATTTCTTGCTTAACTTGTTGATGTCCCACACATTGGCAATGTGCATAGACAACCAATAGACAGAGTCATCACTAGAGACTATGGTCTTATCGTGAAGTAGAAACAAAGACTTGATAGGGTCATCCCGGTGGTAACTAAAGTTAGACACTGGATACACACGGCATCTAAAGTCTTTATTCCAACCTATGAAGAACTTTGTGTACAAAGACATTTCATCAGCATCAGCCATGTCTTGAGTCATCAAAGACACTGCACCGTCTATCTCTCGATTCTTTGTCTCTATCTCTTTTTCAACTGTAGTGATTAACTTTTTGTCCTCTACTGACATAGAGCTAAAGTCATCAGGTCTCTTTGGTTTAACAATCTTTGTTTTAGACGGAAACTTAGGTATTGGTGCATCAGTCTCCCAAGCCCACTTAACTGCTTCTAACGTGTACTGATTGATTTCTAAAGGTGTCTCTTGCAGTGCATTGAGTGCTTGGACATAGTCAGGTAACTCCTTACCGTCTTTCAACTGATACTCTATGGCCTTCTTTTGTACATAGGATGCCTTGCGAACTAAAGGTACTTGCTTACAGGCTCTTTCTGTAAAGTAACAACCAGTGTCAAACTTAGTCCATGGTTTCGGTGGTACGACCAATGGTCTAAACATGGGCTCTTGCCAAGACACAAGATAATCCATGTCTGCTATTTGGTCCCTAGCACTTTCGGTTAGACCAATCATTTTCCTAAAGTCTGAATACTTTGGACCTTCTCTCTTATCCCAACCCTCAAAGACACCACTTGCCTTTAAGACAGCACTAAGTATCAAGGCTCCTACTTTAATGTGTCTTTCGCATAGGTCCTTGTCTTGACCATTGACCTTCATGGTGATGTCTTTAGGACCCCAGTCTTCCTTCACATAGTCTTTCTTAGAAGCCATGGCCTTAGCTGCTTTAACCTTGAAGAACTCTACAGCTTCGTCTTTAGTAACCTTTGTCTCTATAGACTTTGCCAACTGATTGTCGAACTCTTTGAGACCATCGAACCACTGCTGTAGTTCTACCTTCTTACCAATCATGTTCAATATGTTGGTCCTACAGCCATTAGTGGCTACAGCTTCATAACATACAGCAAGACCAATGTAAGCAGCTACATCTGTGTCTATAGCCTTTAGGTCTTTATAACCACAGTGTTTACGTCCGTCACCCTTGTTCTCTTGGGTCGTAAGGTAGTCCTGTAGTTCTGTAGAGACTCTTGGTAAAGCCTCAGTTATGAGCTTGTGAGGATTATTCTGAGTGGATAACTTAGAGTTCCCTTTAAGCCTGTTAAGATATCTTTGTCTTCCATCGTCAAACATCTTGTTTTCACGTTGGACCTGTGTAGCGTGTGTACCGTTGATTAACTCCTTCATACTCCTTGTCTCCCATGACATTTGCCTTCTCTAAGGGTGGACACAACTAAATGATAATGATTATCATCAATAATGCATAGAGTTTTATGTCTATTTGCATAGCTGTAGTCCAAAAAAAAGCCTCCGTGGTGGAGGCCTTTGTTTCTAATGCTTCTTCAATGAAGCGTAGTGTTCTCAAGTACTAACTCAAACTGGTGTGGCTCATCATCGTCTACCACCTCTATTACATCAGTAGCTAATGACCACGCCATGTCCCAAGCATCCTTGGCTTCTTTGACTTTATCGTCTTTTTTCATGCGACTCTCCTTTGTTTTTTCCATATACTTCTGTACATAGCGCAACCCAATGCTCAGGATAATCCTTAACCAGGCCTTGTCGGAGTTTATCTATCGCCTCTCCGTCCTCATTCTTAGCTTCTGCACAAGCCGCATCAATCATTAAGTTCCATAAGTCAATTTTCCATTCTCTAAAATTCATGCGACTCTCCCTTTAGGTGCTTCAAGTTTACTCATGATGTTAGCCAAAGAATCTTTCTTGGCATGGACATACTTCTTTGTAGTAGCTATTGACCTATGACCTAAGATAGTACCGACAACAATCGTGTCTACATTGAACTCCATTGCTAACCTAGTAGCACATGTGTGTCTAAGCACATGGAACACAAAGTCATCGTCATAAGGAGCGATAGACATCCTTGCAGCATCCCAAGTGTCATAGAACTTACGGTGCGAATAGACACCACTAGGACAATAGCCTAGGTTTTCTAAAGCAACCTTCGCTTCTTGGTTTAAAGGTACAGTTCGCTGCTCACCATTCTTTGTCTGCGTAAGCTCTACAAAGCCACCACAGCGGCTCACAGTGCCTACAGTCTTCTTACTAGACGCATTGTTGATACTTAAGATTTCTCCTAAGCGCATACCAGTGTTCACACCTAGAGTGACAAAGTCAGCCATCCATGGGTGGTCAGAGTCCAAGAAGAACTCTATGAGGTCGTTGACCTCTTGGTCAGAGAAGAACCTGGGTCTCCCTGGCTCTACAGGTTTCCAGCGTACCTTAGGTACTCTGTCGACCAATTCAAAGTCAGCTGCTAGGTTAAACAAGGCACTGAATGCTGCCAAGTACCTATTGACTGTGTTGTTCTTAAGACCTTCAGCAGACAAGTGGTCTATGAAAGCATAGAGGTCAGCAGCTTTATATTCGCCAATCTCTTTGTACTTGTTGTATCTAAAGTCGCTGAGTCTTTTGACCATAAACTCACAATCTCTTAGGTACTTACCGCTCCAGAGCCTAGCTCCGTGTTTATCAAAAAAAGTTTCTATAGTTGTCATAATGTATTCTCCAAGTAGTGACAGCATCAGGGCTGTCTGAAGACATAAAAAAAGACCCGAAGGTCTTTGTGTCAATCGATTAATTTAAGTAAAATCTATTGCTATTCGTATGTAGGAAACTATAGAGCTGCTAGTTGCTTTAGTAGAGCAGTCGACTCATAATCGATTGGTCGTAGGTTCAAGTCCTACTGGGCCCACCACTTACAAGACGTTTTAGCTATAGTTTCCACGCTAAAAAAGTCAATAGACCTTCGTAACGTATTACCCTCTTTGTCGATCCCCAATTTGGAATGGGGGCATAAAGTAGCTGTTGTCTGTACCGCTGTAGGTAGCCACCCCTGTAGTCATATCTCAACCACATGTGCATTATTATCTATTGTGAGACGTATGTAAATACCTTGAGTATAGGTGGACACAACTGAAAAAACATCAGCCAACCTAAGTCGACTGATGGGGCCACAGGCCAAGGAGACAGCGGTCTCTAGGGGTTTAAGACGCTGCCTGACAGCATGACTAGTACGGGGAGCCAAGTCACACTTATCGGGAGTTACATAGGGTTAGGGCATGCACATTCATGGTTTTTACTGAGGTTTTCCGACTCCCAGTATTGACCACAATGTTCACACTTTTTGTACTCAAGTGTTCTTTTGCTACCAAAGATAGCATCATAGTTTAGTTCGTATTGTTCCCGGTTCGGGATAGGTCGCGGAGTGCTGCCTTTTGACATAGACACCTCCATTTTGGTAGGACATTGTTCTCTAATAGGTGGACACTTCTATTTTCTAAGGTCCATTAGCTTGCTGACACCACGGATGCCAAAGCTGCTTGAGATTGCTATAAAGAGTAGGTATTGGTACCACTCAGGTAATTCAGAGAGTGCAACAAAACCAAGTTGTACCCTTTCGATGACAGTCGTGTCATTAGCTGCAATGGCGTAACCCACCATAAAGATAGGTATAGCTAAGACAATCGTCCAGAACTCATCTTTCCAACTGCTGCCAGATGCAGCGGCCATTGTCTGCTCCCAGTTTGCATCATTCTGTATTACTGAGATTTTAGCTTCATGCTTTGCCTGCTTCTCTTCTGCCTTGTTCTTCATGTAGCCGCCTACCAAGTTAGTGATAGGACCAATGAGATTCTGTAGCATCAGCTGGCACTCCTTATCATGGCAGCAACTTCTACAGCTCGATAGCCTACCTGGTTAGCATAGCGACTATCTAGTAGTTCATTGGCTGCTCTCTTGTACTTACCTTCTTGTATAAAGGCTAAGGTCTTTTTGAACTGAAGTAACCTAGGGATGCCCATGTTAAAACATAGGTTAACCAGAGCCTCTTTGACTGGCTCAGGCATCTTCTCAAAGTCTTCAATGTTTCTCTCTAGGTCAATGATTGCATCATCAATGTCTTCGTCTAACATGATATCAGCGACCTTTTGTGAGATGCCTTTGTCATCTAGGTTTCTTCCAACACCGATAGTCAGACAGCCTGAGCTGCATTCGTAGGGCATGAGTTTACAAGCCTCATGTTTAATTAATGTCTCACGCAATCTCTGCATGTCCATAGTTATCTCCTTTTAAACATGTGTTATTAAGCCGTAAAATGCCCAGCCGTTCAGTATTAGAGCTAGAAACAACCCTTTCCACGTATCGCTACCCCAAGTCCAGTCTTGGCCTGAAACATTCATTAGTAAATCTCCTCTGTATCATCAACGTATTTCGGAACACAGTAAGCAGTCACAGGGTGTACATACTTTCCTCCTCCCTGAGTAGACAAAATTTCACTAAACCAAAGGCAGTGCCTCACGTCTCTCCATATCCCATAGGTTTCTGTAGACTCGATGAATTTACCTGTAGGAGCCCACAGTTCCACTACTAAGACA